GGGGGGGGCTTGACGCCCCCCCTACTTTATGAAGGAGACGAAATGAAACGACGAAACATTAGCCCGCGCAAACATGCACGCAAACACAACCGCATGTCGAAGAGATCCCGGGCAATCAACAGCCCCGCATTCATCATGCGGGGCGGAATCCGCCTCTAATGCCCTGCGCAGCACCGCTGCGGGCATACAAGGCGGCCAACGGCCGCCTTGTCTTTTGGAAAGCAACGCAATGGCAATACCACGTAGAGCCATACACCGGCCTACAAGTGCCATGCGGAAACTGCATAGTCTGCAGAGAGGAGCAAGCACGGCAGTCAGCCGTGCGAATAACACACGAAGCACAAACACACGAGGAATCGTCATTCCTCACACCAACCTACAACGACGCCAACATACCGCCTTACGGCTCATTGAGATACGAGGACTTAACCAAGTTCCTCAAACGCCTAAGAAAGCACCTGGGACCAATCCGATATTACGCCGTCGGCGAGTACGGAGACGAAAGCCTAAGACCGCACTACCACATATGCCTATTCGGGCACGCCTTCACTGAAGGGCGAGTGATCGTGCAAGAGAAACCACACCTCCAATGGGAACAAGAGTGGTTAACCAGGTGCTGGGGACTGGGACGCGTGCGGATCGGCGCACTGACGTTTGAGACCGCCCGCTACACCGCAAGCTATGTGACCAAGAAACTGCGAAGCAAACAGCGATACGTCCGTATCGACGAAGAGACCGGGGAGCTCGTCGCAGTCGAGCAACCCCGGGCAATGATGAGTGACAACCTGGGGCGCCAGTGGTGGGACAACTACGGGCGCCACCTGGAGAACAACGACTACGTCATCATCAACGGAAAAAAGCAGAAACCGCCGAAGGCCTATGACCGCTGGCTAGGCGAAGAGAACGAACAAGCAATAGCAAAAATCAAAGCAGAGAGGATGAAGAAGGCAAAGACCAATACCAAAGCCCAAGATCGCGCGCGCGCACGAAACGCGCACGCACGCGTTAAGAGCAAGAGTAAGAGTGTGTGAATACCGGCCTTAAAGGGGCCGGTGTCACACACGGAAGTGAGAAAGGGTTATCCACAAGTTGTGGGGCTAGAAAGCCCCCCACAACATGGGGATAACCAGAGAAAAGCCAACAACACACTAGGAGTGAAACGTGATACGCAACAAAACAGCTAGACAACACAACTTCGCCCTCGTTCCACGCGCGGACATTCCGCGGTCCGTATTCCCGATGCGACAAACACGGAAGCAAGCATTCAACGCCAGCGAACTAGTACCAATCATGTGCGAGGAAGTACTGCCAGGCGACACATGGCAACACAGGGAGAGCATCATGGCGCGCCTTGCGACGCCAATAGCCCCAATCATTGACGATCTGGACCTGGAAACATTCTATTTCTTCGTCCCGAATCGACTGACATGGAAAGGAGAAGGGCCGGGCAACAAATGGGAGGAGTTCATCACAGGGACGGACACCGCCCTGACAATTCCAACCATCTGGCCCTGGACAACTGCGACACCCTACGCAGTCAAAGCAGGTGGAGTACTGGATCACTTCGGAATCCTCCCTCAGACCTACAGCAACCAAGCATTCGATATAACGGCACTGCCGGTATTCGGATATTTCCTCATCTACAACGAATGGTTCAGAGACCAGAACCTACAGGAACCCTGGGAGTGGTCAACATCCTGGACAACCAACACCAGCGAACAAATCCAGCAGCAGACGACACCCGCAACCAAGTGGGAGCAGGAGTGTCTCAGAATCAACAAACGGCACGACTACTTCACGAGCTCGCTGCCGTGGCCACAGAAGGGAGACCCGGTAGACATACCACTGGGAACAAGCGCGCCGGTGTACACCGACGGTGTCACAGGCGACAGCCTGCGCCCCTGGGTGGGCGCAAACCCCCCAACCAACAGCAAAGAGGTCAACACCGCCGGAGCCATCGGGGTACTCACGGCAAACACAGGCGCATTCGGAAACCTATACGCCGACCTCACCAACGCAACCGCAGCAACCATCAACAGCCTACGCCTGGCATTCCAGACGCAGAAGCTGCTCGAGCGCGACGCTCGAGGAGGCTCGCGCTACGTCGAGCAGCTCATGAGCCACTGGGGAACCAGAAGCCCCGACTACAGACTGCAAAGGCCTGAATACCTGGGCGGCTCAAAAATCCCGATCGCAATCAACCCGATCGCACAAACCGCCGCCTACGACACCACAGTCGGGGCAGACGAAAGCCCCATCGGCAACCTCGGGGCAGAAATGCACGCGGGAAGCAGCAAGAAGACCTTTACCTACGCGGCAACAGAACACGGATACATCATCGGACTATGCGCAGTCCGAGCAACACCGACCTACCAACAAGGCACGCGCAAACACTGGAGACGACGCACACGCCTGCAGTACCCGTTCCCGGTGTTCTCCCACATTGGAGAACAATCTATCGACATGCAGGAGATCTACCAGAACACCACAGACGTCCCAACTAACGCGACGTGGGGATATCAAGAACGCTATGCAGAGATGAGGTACACGCCGAACGAAATCACAGGAGTACTGCGAAGCACAGCAGCAGCACCAGTTGACTGGTGGCACCTGTCAGAAGAATTCGGCGCAGAACCGAGCCTCAACGACTCGTTCATCAAGGACAAGACGCAAGAGGTACTCGCAAGAGCCCTGGCAACAGGCAACGCACAATGGAGCGCGCAAGTCATCATGGACATACAGCACGACAGCCGAGTCGCAAGGATGCTGCCGACATACGGCGACCCGAGCCTAATCGACCACTTCTAAGGAGAAGAACATGGGATGGTTCGGACACATACTCAAGAAAGCAAACCCGTTCCGCATCGTGGGCAACGTATGGGACGACCTGACAGGCGCATCCAGCGCAAAGAGGGCGAACGACACCAACATACGACTCGCCCAGGAGAACCGAGATTGGGAAGAGCGGATGAGCAACACCAGCTACCAGCGCGGGGTAAATGACCTGCTAGCCGCAGGCCTGAACCCCATGCTGGCCTATAGCCAGGGAGGAGCAAGCACGCCGCAGAGCTCGGCGGCCGTGGTCAGAGAGGAGAACCCGCACACGCTAGACAAAATCATGGCGCTGAATAGCGCCAAGAGCACAGTGCTACAGCGGGAACAAATCGAAGCCCAGACAGAGCTCATCCGCAACCAAGCAGAAAGCATTGGCATAGACAACACCATCAAGGCATGGGACATCCCCTACAGCTCGGCCAACGCGGCGGACAAGCGCGCCAAGTACGAAGCCGAGGCCTCAGCGGCCATGAAACAGGTGGACATCCTCAAAACCCAATGGGAGCGAGACAAGAACAACCTCGCCAAGGAGAGAGAACTCAAAGACAAGATCGTAGAAGCACAGGAGCTAGCCAACCAACTCCAGCGCCTGGAAATACCAGGAGCACAAGCCAGTGCGAAGTTCTACGAGACAACCGGCGCAGCCAGCAAAGGCGCGACCATGCTGAAAGACCTAATCACAATAATGAGGCAGCTACGATGAACCACAACGAACGGCAAGCCAAGGGCCGCACGTACAACGACGGCCCCAACATCACCGACCAGAGCCAGGCCCAGGACACGGACATCAACGTGATCCTCAAGAAGTACGGGGTGACTGGAGTGGCCAGGGGAACCACCAACGCCCCGGAGTACCTGGATCACACAGAACTGCCGCAGGACCTGCGGCAAGCGCTAGACATGGCACACCGCGCCCAGGATCTCCAGAAAAGCCTGCCGCCGCAGCTCCGGGACAAGACCCTCGAGGAGCTAACCAGGTTGACCCATACAGAGATACAAACAATACTCACACCGCCGGCAGCACCGCCGGACAAACCCAAGGATGAACCGAAGTGAGGATATACGCCGTCCGAGATCGGCTGATCGACTACTACATGCAACCGTTCGTGGGACCAGATGACAGGAACGTACAAGCAGCCCTGGCCCGAACCGTGAACCAACAAGAGGGACCACTGAGTGACATCGCCCAAGCGCCGCACCACTTCGAGCTCTGGGAGCTCGGGAAAGTCGAAGAAGACGGGCACATCGAACCGACAAGGAGGCTCATCTGCGACTGCGCCAGCCTCGTTCGAGTCGGTATTCGGGAAAGAGCCCGCGAAACCAGGCACGAAGGCCTGGGAACTGACCAAGAGCCTCGGGAGGGCCCTGCGCAACATCGAGGAGATGGACCGCCTGGGCGAGCCCCAGATGGCGCTATACCGGTCCAGGCACCGCCAACGGAGGGCCCGACTGATGAGGTACGTCGAGGACCTCAGGGAGGCTATCCGCCACGAAACGGGGCATGAGGCTGTAATGGTCAGTAATTGACACCGACAAGTGGTGTCAATAGGACCATCTTATTCAAGGGGAAGATGGTCCAAAGCCGGACGACCGGCTATAAAGGGGGGGGCTTGACGCCCCCCCTACTTTATGAAGGAGACGAAATGAAACGACGAAACATTAGCCCGCGCAAACATGCACGCAAACACAACCGCATGTCGAAGAGATCCCGGGCAATCAACA